GTCAAAGTTTGAGGCAATCCCTCCGTCTCCAAATCCTTCGGGGATCTTAAACCCCCTGAAGTCTGAAGGGATGAAGGATACACACAGGTTCCAGACTTTCCGAAAACGAGCATCGCAGCCACTATTGTGACGGCTATGAGCGTAACGACGTAAGCTGTTAACCAGGCGGTAGAGTGATTCGACATTGTCTAGACTTTCCTTAAGGAAAATCGGCCTGACGAGTTGTCCGTTGAAGTAATCCTTGCCACAGCTCTCACGAAACACACCGGAGTGGAAACTCTTAGATGCGTTTACGCGGAAGCCGCAGTAGTCGATTACCTCCAAGACTCTCTCGTAGCATGACACAGGAACGATAATATCGTCACCGTACACGCTAACGGGGAAGTCCTCTTGCTCAGCTTCTTCTACAACTGATTTGCAAAGAGCCCAGAAGATTAAACTTTCAAGCTCGAATGTAAACCCGTTCCCCATTGAGGAGAACTTGTGGTAGAGGCGCCAATGGCCGTCCGGGGTTTTGCCCTGGGCGGACCTTAGAGGCATGAGCAAGCGCAGCCAGCGATCCGGAAGGAGAAACTTCACTAACTCTAACGAGATAGTGTCGCTCGCCCCTGATAGATCAATGGTCGCAAGGGTCCCACTAAGTGAACCCTCACGAGCTAGCCGTTGGTTGCAGGTCTGATCGTCAAGATCTATACCTGCATAGCGCTTCAAACGTTTTCGGATGTATCGCCCGAAACCACGTTGTAAATATGAATTTACATGCGGTTCTTTGGCTATCACCCTATGCGTTTTGGCGTTCTTCGGTACAAGCACGACCTCGTTTCCTCTTACAACGTGAAACGCACTCTCCAAAAGAGAGGCAGCCACGCTGGGGAACTCGTCAGTTTGTAACTGACAGTTAACCCAGGACGGGGTGCTGTTTATACAGCACTTTCCCATAACGAGGGCACTATCCGTGACGTCGAGTCGCAGAGCGTACTTAACGTATGCGGACGTGAGGTTGGCTTTGGCAACACTAGTTGCTCCAGGCCCCCACCCAAAGTCGCGTGCAATATACTCCAAATCAGGTGTCCCTAGGACGTTAGAAATTTTTCGTCGTGCGCGATACAAAATGTCGCGCATCCACGCGCTCCTTGTGATCGGAGCGTCTGACGTCTTTGAAAACCTCTGGTTTGTAGCCTTGCACATTTCCTCAAATTCGTAGAACGAGTCGAGTCCCTTCTTCTCCGGGTCAAGCTCTG